AAAGTCATATACCTCACCGAAGATTCAAATCAGGTTCAGCGGTTGATCTTCGGCATGCGCAAACACAACAGCCGAGACTTTAAGTTCCCCGACCAAGAGTGGAATGAGTGGTTTAAGGTGATCAACACTCACCGCATGACCGCAGGGGCAATTCAGTACCTAGCGGAAATGGCGTCAGAGCATGCATCCGTCTCAGAGGGAAAAACGGTTCCACCCCTCATCGTCTTTGACACAGCGAGCGCCAGCTTCAGCATAGATGAGGAGAACAACAACAGCGAAGCTGCCAAGGCGGTGAGCGTGGTGAAGACGGAGTTCTGGGTTAAGCGGTTTATACCCGTGTGGATTGCGGGGCACACCTCAAAGGCGAATAATCGTGAGCAGATGATTGAGCACATGTCGGCGCGGGGGGCAAATGCGTGGGAAGCGGACGTCAACGGCACGGCGTACATCTTTGAGGACGAGAACCTTGAAGGGCGGGTGATGGCCACGGGCAAGCGCCGATTTGACCCTCTGATCACCGAGATACGCACCGTCTTACACAAACACAAGGCCAAAGCCGTCAACCGTTACGGCGAGGTGAATCCTGATGCAAACTATTACACAGCGGAGTTCATCGAGAGCAACGCCGAAGAACGCAAAGAGCTGAGAGAAGAGAGCAATCAAGCGTCAGCGAACAGTGAGGTGACGGAAGCACTTCAAGTGTTGATGAGTGGGGGGATGCCCGTAACGCGCGAAATGGTGCGGAAAGAGGTCAAAATGGGGAACCAACGGTTCAAGGCGTCGTTCGATTTCTTGGTGCAAAACGGAACCATCGAGACGTTTGCGGTCACCGATATTGACGAAAGAAAGCGGTTGAACCTGAACAATCGACAACTGGTTTTCTACCGTTTACGCAAAAACTTCATCCCTACCTAAAAGTGACGATTTCGTCGTTGGTTCCCTTAAGGAAAAAACGGAACGAACGAACGAGAATAAAGATGTTGATCGACCGATTTCGAGCTGAATATAAGTGTGTTGAACTCAAGATGTTCAACCACACTATTCCGTTGGTTCCTCTTCTTCGGAACTGACGGGAACGGACGGGAAAGGACGGAACCAACGAGAGCGTTTGTTGCTTGCGCGGTTTTGAGGCATAATTCGCTGAATTGTTGTTTGTCGACAATGTTTTATAGAGAGGTACAGCAAAAATGACCGGAAAGTACTCTGACGCAACGAAAAAGATATTATCTGAGAAGATGATGGGCAACAAAAACCAATCTCGTCGCAAACCGTTTTACGACATGCTAGACCGCAAGATCAAGCAAGATCCAAAGAAGCTCGAGCGCATTGTGTTAAAACTTCTTGACGCAGCCGAGGATGGTGAATCGTTTGCGTTGAGCATGGTCGCCGACCGACTCGACGGCAAAGCGGTTCAGATTCAAGAAATCAGCGGGGTTGACGGGAATGCTATTGAGATAGAAGGGGCGTCCGCGTTTGCCAACGAGTTGATGGCTGAACTATTGCGCAACAGACAAGAAAGGGCAGAAGAATGACTGAACCCAATTTATTGAACGCGCTTGACGAACACAAACCCATGAATCGTCAGAAGTTTCAAAAGCCGTTGAGCGAAGAGCAGATCAAGACGCTTTATGACCACGTGAGCCAGAACGGCTCTTACAACGACTTTGTCGCCTTTGCTCGCGCCATTGAACAAGCGCACGGAATATTCTGACATGGCCGATGACTTCAAAGCCGTGTTGGCTGAGAAGATCAGCGCAGGGCAAGACAAGCTCAGTCAACTTCCCGCGCCCATGCGGGCTGCAATCAAGGCGAGGCTCAAGTGGCTCAGCGTGGCCAAGAACCATCAGATACCCCCTGCGGGAGAGTGGTGGGACATCTGGCTCTTACTCGCTGGCCGAGGCGCAGGCAAGACCCGCACCGCAGCCGAAGACATCTGGTGGGAGTCGTGGTCAAACCCCAACACCCGCTCGCTAGTTTCAGCACCCACCTCAGCTGACGTGCGTGACGTGTGCTTTGAGGGGGATTCGGGCTTGATGAACGTCATCCCGCACGAACTGATAAAGAACTACCGCTCCAGCTACCACGAACTTGAACTGATCAACGGGTCGCTAATCAAAGGCATACCCGCGTCTGAACCCGGAAGGTTCCGTGGACCGCAGTTTCATCGGGGCTGGCTAGACGAATTGGCCGCATGGGATTACCTTGACGAAGCGTGGGACATGATCGCCTTTGGTATGCGCCTTGGCAATCACCCGCGCACCGTCGTCACGACCACGCCCAAGCCGAAGCCCAAGATCATGGAGCTGATCGAACGCGACGGCGAAGACGTGATATACATTTCGGCCAGCACCTATGACAACATCGACAACCTTGCGCCTTCGTTCAAGAAACAGATCTTACAATACGAAGGCACCAAGATGGGTCGGCAGGAAATTTACGCCGAGGTGATTGACCCCGAAGAGTCCGGCATCGTCAAGCGGAACTGGTTCAAGCTCTGGCCAGCGGACAAACCGCTTCCCCAGTTCGACTTTGTGGTTCAGTCGTATGACGTGGCCACGAGCGACAAGACCCACAACGACCCCACGGCGTGCGTGGTCATGGGCGTGTTTAAGCCCTCGCCCGACAAGCCCACCTCCGCCATGGTGATTGATTGCTGGACGGAGTTCCTTCAATACCCCGACTTGAGACCCCGCGTGACCGATGAGTACAAGTCGATCTACGGCGATGAGAACGAGTTCGGCCACGGGAAGAAGGTTGACATGGTGCTGATTGAGGACAAGTCAGCGGGCATATCGCTCCTACAAGACTTGCGCCGTGCGGGGTTGCCCGTCCGGTCTTACAACCCAGGCAACGCCGATAAGACCATGCGGTTGAACATTGTGTCGCCCCTGATTCAGCGCGGGCGGTTATACTTGCCTGAATCCACCGAACGCGAGGGCATGGCACGCACGTGGTGTGAACCGCTCATCAATCAGCTTTGCGCGTTTCCGGAGGTGAGGCACGATGACTTGGTTGACGCAACCACGCAATGCTTGAGGATTCTGAGGGACATGGGTTTCCTCGTGATTGACTATATTGACAACGACGATGACATCTACGTTGATGACACGCAACCTAGGAGGGTGAACCCTTATGCCGAATGATTTTGACCCCGGAACCGGAAATGACTGGGATTCACCATTAGCCCTTGACCAGATGAAGTTCGCGTTGGCCAAGCAACCCGCCCAACCCAGTTCATCTTCCCTTGAGCCGACGCAAAACTACCCGTTGTTGGGCAAAGTGGCGCAAGGGCTTTCTTGGGCAGCCAACCCGACTGATGCGCAAGGCAACGCCATACCGCACAGAGGGTTCAACCCGCTTGACTTGTTACCGCTTGAATCAACCGCCAAAGTGTTGAACCAAATCAACTACGGCGAGCCGATGTTTCAAACGCCTCAGGCCAACGTGCCGTTGTCAACGCAGATTCCCGCAGCGGTTGATGTGGGGTTGGCTGCAGCGCCTTTGGTCGGCAAAGCCGGAAGCACCTTATTGAAAGCAGCGGGTGAAGGCGCCAACGCAAGGTTCTTGGCGGGTAAGCCGTTGATTCCTGGGTTGGGTGCTGAACCTCAGTCAGCAATGTTTGCGGTCAAGCCCAAGGGCGGGAACTGGTATGATAAAGGACCTTTTAGTTTTGAGAGGGATATTGACCTGCTGAAAGCTGAAACACATTTAGGAGATCAAACTGACCCCAGAGCTTTCGAAATAATAAGAAGCGCAATGGGGAATATAGGGTATTCACCTGAACGAATAACCGAGTTTGAAAACAGCTTACATTTGAATAACTGGATTGACAAAAAGCTCAAGCCCTACGTTCGCAATCAAATGGGAACGCCCGACGACCCCATACGCAAACTTGCCGATGAAGGCGTTCATCACATGCCATTAAGTGATCAACCTGTTTCTGAAAGAGACCTTTTACAATCTCGAGAAAGGGAAGGGTTTCCAAAAGAAGGATTAGCTACTACTCCGTTGGGTCAACAATGGGAAGCTAACGCTGATAAGGCTATTGACATAGAAACTGCCGGACAAATTCAAGAAAATTATTCAAAGCCTGGGCAAATATATGCTGCGCAGAAAATGGCTGACAATCCTTGGATATCAAAATTAAACCCAGATACGAAAATTTACAATACGGTCGGGAATCAATTTTCTAACAAGCTGGGCTTTGGCCACATACTTGACATACTGAGGGAAGGCTTGACCACGGGTGACATTCACCCCGAGAAAGACTTACCCAAGATAAGTATATCTGACGCGGTCAAACGCACGCATGAATACGATAAGGCGATGAAAGAAGCCCAAGCCAAGGCTGAACGCGAAGAATTGAAACACGCAAACATTGTCCACAAGACCGATGAAGGCATGGTGGTCAAACTTGACAAGCCCGGACAATTTGCCCGCGAATCCGACAACATGGGGCATTCGGTGCGCGGATACGAACCGCCCAAGACTCATGAAGATTGGACAAAGGTGTCAGGTAATGCGGGAAGTTTGATGTATGGTCACGGGGGTTGGGAAGGCATCAAGAGCGGACGGGCTGAAGTGTACTCCGTGCGTGACGCTGACAATAAACCGCACGCGACTATTGAAGTGGGTAAGCCTGCGATGGTAGGTGAAATGGCCGTTGATTATAGACAACTTCACCCTGAGAATTTCAAAAAGAAATATGGCGCTGAGGAATATGAAGACTTACCCAAAAACGTCACGCAAATAAAAGGTCCAGGAAACGGTGACGTGATACCTGAGCAACGGAAAACCGTCAAGAGCTTTTTGAACTCCCGCAAGTGGGGAAAGGTGAATTATGATGATCTTGAAAAAGTTGGATTAACAGATCTTGAACATGAACGCAGCGTGTATCACAGTTTGTATGACGTGTTGGGCGATTACAAATTACCCCATAAGCGTGAAGAAGCGTTCAGGGAAGCAACATTCAGAAACCCTGATGCGCCCCGCTTTATGAATCGTCAGGAGTTCCGCGACTTTGTTGACCCACCCGTTGAACCCAAGGAACACAAAATGCTTCAAGGCGTGTATCGTGGGTATGCGGGAGATTATGATGCAAATGCAGCGGGTTCAAATATTTTTTCAAGCCCCCAAAAACGAGTTGCTGATTATTATGCTCAAAAGAGAGCAGGTCAAACGGGCTTGACGCCCCATGCTGAAATGTTGTTGGTTGACCCGTTTGCGGGAAGGACTTACGGACATTCAACTCCAGGGTCAGGCGCGGTAGAACCTATGGTCACGCGAGCAAAAGAGCTCAAACCTGAAGATATCAAGGGTCGGACACAACTTTACGCCAAAGGGGGAAGCGTCAAGAAGAAACCCGCTTATAATGTTGACGAGATGCGCTACGCACTATTAAGGAATAAATAATGGCTACTGATATGCCCATACCCCAAGACTACGAACGCTATATTGACCCCATGGTTGACGGCGAGGAAGACTTGGAGCCGTCGGTCTTTGAAATATTTGAGGAAGACGGGCAGGCAATGGTTGAAGAACAACCCGACGGTTCAGCCATTGTTGACTTTGACAAACTCAAAGGACCCGAGGACGAACCCGACTTTTATGAGAACCTTGCGGACGGGGCGATTGACTCTTGGGAACTGAACGCCATAGCGCTGAAGTACATTGACTTGGTCGAGCGCGACAAGCAAGCCCGAGAAGACCGCGACAAACAATATGAAGAAGGCTTACGCCGTACAGGTCTTGGACATGACGCCCCCGGAGGCGCTCAGTTCATGGGGGCGAGCAAGGTGGTTCACCCCGTCATGGCGGAAGCGTGCGTTGACTTTGCCGCAAGAGCGATTAAAGAACTTTTCCCCGCCGACGGACCAGTCCGCACCAAGATCATCGGTGAGGTGACTGAAGCCAAGACTTCCAAAGCCGAGCGCAAGCGCGACTACATGAACTGGCAACTGACCGAGCAAATTGAAGAATACCGCGACGAAGAAGAACAACTATTGACTCAACTCCCGCTCGGCGGGTCTCAGTTTTTAAAGGTGTGGTTTGACGAACAGAAAAAGCGTCCTGCTGTTGAGTTCGTACCTATTGATAACATCTACCTGCCTTATGCTGCGGGTAATTTTTATACTGCAAGTCGCGTCACGGAAGCCCAACAGATTACGCAAGAACAATTTGACTTGCGCGTTTCTGAAGGGCTTTACACCGACCTGAACGTCTTCCGCGCTCCGCAAGAACCTGAAGAGTCAAAAGCTCAAAAGGCCAATGACAAGATTGAAGGGCGAAACAAAAAGCACGACAATATTGACGGGTTGCGGGAGGTGTTCCACATTACGACTTGGATGGAGCTTGAAGGTGACTCATTCTCAAAAGGCAAGCGCGTCCCCTACATCTTGATGATCGATCAGAACGAGCGTGCTGTGGTCGGGCTTTACCGCAACTGGGAGTACGGCGATGAGACTAGAACCAAACTTGACCACATTATTGAATTCAAGTTCATTCCATGGCGCGGGGCTTACGCTATTGGGCTGCCTCACCTCATCGGTGGGCTTTCTGCTGCTCTCACTGGTGCTTTGCGGGCTTTGCTCGATAGCGCTCACATCAACACTGCGCCGACTATGCTCAAGCTTAAAGGCGCTAAGATCAGCGGTCAGACCACCACCATCGAACCTACTCAGGTTTCCGAAATTGAAGGCGCACCCGGAGTTGACGACGTACGCAAGATTGCGATGCCTGTGCCGTTCAATCAACCCTCGCCTGTTCTTTTTGAGCTCCTCGGCTGGCTTGACAATGCGGCAAAGGGGGTTGTCACCAC